CGTTTTGCTCGCAAACTCGTCACTTGAACGAAATTGACGGAACGGGGTCTGTTAAAATGCCAAATTACCTGGCATCATGGCAACCGCCAAAACGGAGAGATGCCAGAGCGGCTGAATGGACCGGTCTCGAAAACCGGAGTAGGGGCAACTCTACCGGGGGTTCAAATCCCCCTCTCTCCGCCACTATTCAAACACTTAGCTCAATTCCTTTCAACGACTCATGTCACACTTGGTATAGTGTTGGTATATTCACTTGGTATAAAACTCGCCATCATCATCTTCTGATTTGCCCAAGACTGGAAGATCCAATGTGGGAGAAATTTTCACTTTTCTGTCATAAACCACAACCTGGCTTTCAGTTTTGTGACCTGAGAATAGTTGTTTGTCCTTACTCGAGCCTTCGTAATCAGATATTCCCTTGGCTTTGAGATCATGAAATGTACACGGCAGTTTTCTATCTAGTTTTTTTCCTGCTGCTTCTCTTGCGGTTTCCCACAGATCGTTAAACCCACTTTTCGAGTATTTAGTTTTTTTGCTGCTACAGATAACCGTTTCCCGCCCACCCAGAGTTTTTGCAAGTTCGATGGCGTTATGAAGCCGTTCAGTCCAGACTTTTATTTGTTTAGTCCCGGTCTTTCCCTGTTGGATAAAAATGCCTTCCTCGCTTACTTGCGACCATTTGAGAGAAAGAACATCCGAAACGCGAGCCGCACATAAGTAAGATATCTCCATGCCAACACGGAGAGCTGGTGCCGCCTCTTCATAAATTGCCTGATATTCTTCGTCTGTCACGTACACGTCACGGGCTTTTAAAGAGAACTTGCGTACTCCTTTGCACGGATTTCCTTTCACATACCCTCGTTCATATCCCCATGATAAAACACGCGACATCCCGCCGAGTTCTTGGTTTGCCTGGTTAATACTGCGTTGGCCACGTTTACCCGGCAGCTGATGATCGCCGCCTAAGGTAGTGGTTATTGGTCAAAACTCGTTCCGGAAAGCTTTGGTCGGCTGACCGGGTACTTAACCCGCCTTGCGCGGGTTTTGTGCTTTATGGGGTAGGGGATTTTCCCTGCGCCAACTGTGCGACGGGGACCCACTCCAGAGCATTCAGCACGGGTTCAAATGAATCAGGCGTGTGAGTAACGGCGCGAACGACGTCAGCCACAGTGGGATTTGCTTTGCTAAGATGGTGGCGGAACGTTAAACCTGCTGCGTGTTAATACTTGCCATCTCACCCGGTGATTCATATGCCGCCGGTAGCTACTTCGTGGGCGTCCTGCCTCGATGACGTTTTCGATAAATGAATTAAATCATTGGTTTATTAATAATGTCAATCATCAATTGATGTCAAGGATAAACATTTGCTTTATCGGTCGTGGAAAATTAAAGGGAAGGATGTTCTGACTAAAGGGCGAAAAAAAACCGGCAAACGCCGGTTTCAATGGATGGGAAAAAACTCTTAGTTCACATCGTTAGCCTTAAAACGGCCACGAAGATATTTTTCAACGTAATCATCAATTTCCTTTAACCGCAGTGCAAAGGTATCAATCATTCGCTCTTGTTCTGCCTCTGGTAGCTGCCTAAACAAGTTAAGCATTTTGCTCTCGTTAGGCTTGAGGCCTGAATCTTCTGATACTTTCTCACCTAACAACCAAGTAACGGACACGTTGGCGGCTTCCGCAATCGCTATGGCGGACTTCTTACTGATAACTCCCTTCTTAAACCACCCATTCACAGCTTGAGGTGTAACTCCTGCAATGCGAGCCATATCAGCTTTGCTGATCCCTCTTTGAGTAATTTCTTCTAAGCGGGCTACCAGTTGGTTATTGAGATCTTCAGTGTTTTTCATACACCCATTGTAAATGTTTGGTTTATAGTCACAATAAATTTAAAGTTTGCATTTAATGTAAACCTATGCTTTATTACTCCCAACTTAAAAAGGAGATAGTCATGACAGCCCTTGATAACGCAATTCGAATAGCTGGCTCAGCCAATAAATTAGCTTGCACGATTGGTGTAAGCGGAATGGCAGTAAGTCAGTGGAAAGCAAAAGGTACTGTTCCTTCGTCACGGGTACTTCAAGTCTTTAGCGCTACAGGGGTTACCCCTCACGAACTTAGACCCGATTTATATCCAAATCCAACGGATGGATTACCTAAGGAGTGACCATGCAAACCATCTCTTTTAAAAATCATACCCCGACGATGGTGGGATTTCAGAAATCAAAAAATCAGTTTTCTCATAGTCGCCGGGATTGGATGAAGTGTAAAAAAATCTGGGCTGCTGTTCGTGAATGGGAATCGACAGTACCTGGACAGGCGCAGGAACGGATCGCTCAGTTGGTGGCTGAAGAGTGGGCCAGAGCAGATGGCCGGGGAATTGCGGTTAATAAGCAGAATTTATTCCGGTATCTGAAAAATGAGGGAGGTTCAGAAAAGTACACGACTTACGTTATGCAACTGTCAGGTTCAATAATTGCCGCTATGCCTGTTCAGATTGCCAGAAAGCACGGGTTAAGTAATGCGAGCACAGAAGCGGAGCTGGTGGCGAGCGCTATCAAGGAGTGCAGTGAGGCACACCAGGCGAAATTAGTTGGCGCGCCGTTACAGAAGCTCGAGAAGGAGATTCGCGAAGCGGCAATCGCATTGTTCAACATGTTACCTGCTGACGCGGCGGGACCACTACTGGCGAGCATAAGCGCCGTAGCGCCGCAATTGTTTTAATCGAGTTTTGACCAATGACCATTTTTACTGCAACTCGCGGGGTGAAGTATGCCTAATCCTTTGGCTAAGGCCATGCCTAAGAGTAAGGCTAATAACGAGCCTTACCGTAAGGTAAAGATCACCATGTGGGATGATCCGAAGTTTCGAGCCTTATCACCACTCCCGCCAAGTGGGCAGAGTCTGTTTATTTACCTGCTTACAGGTCCATTCACGGGGATTATTCCCGGGCTGTATAAGGCGGGAAGGGCGGCTATGGCCGAAGAATTAAACTGGGATGTCGAAGCCTTCGACTTAGCCTTAGGCGAAGCCATAGCGTTAGGTATGGTGGAAGCCGACCTTAAAGCCAGAGTTTTTTGGTTGCCTAATGCGGTGAAACATAACCCGCCAGCATCAGTGAACGTGATCAAATCCTGGGCAAGATCGTTTGAATTACTGCCTGAATGTTCACTGAAAGATAAAGCATACGAAGCTCTCAAAGCAGCCTGTTACGGGGTTTCTGGCGCTATGGGGATGGCTTTTGATAAGGCTTTCTCCTTGCCTAAGGATAAGGCTAAGTCTTTGGCTAAACCTTTGCCATCAGGTATCCAGAAAGCAGTTAGCAGTAAACAGATCTTAACCCCCTCTCTTAACGCGGGCGCGATAAAAAATCCGAATGGGGATCAGGAGCTACCGCCCCCGGCCATGCCCCGATTTCAGAGAGTGGTGCAAATCCATTTGGGTTGACGTCGGAGCAGGTTATGACGGAGTACCGGTGCTGGCGCAATGAGTCATATCGGTATTCAGGTAGCGATAAATATCCATGGCCTCAACCTGTGCTGTATCACATCTGCATCGAAATGCGCAGAACGGGCGTTGAACGTCAAATGACAGAGGGGGAACTGAAACGACTGGCGGAAAAGTTACTTACGAAGTGGTCGAAGCATGTTGGTAATGGACTAAGTGTCCCACCAATTCGACGTCAACTGGCGGCGCCGCACCATCCGGCGGGGCCAACGCCAGCGCAACTACTGATGGATGAATACAGGCGTCGAAAAGCGGCAGGGTTAACGAATTGAAGAATAAACAAATTGTAAACACGAAATGAAATTCACGTAACTATCATATTTGAATTTTCGAATATGATAGTTGACGGCACTCAACTATTGCAGGAAACTACGGAGAGAATTCAGGAGATTAAAATGGTTGAACTAACTTCTCTACAACTTTTCAAAAATCTCTCAGATGAAACCCGGTTGGGTATCGTGTTATTGCTTAGAGAGATGGGAGAGCTGTGCGTGTGCGATCTCTGCACTGCGCTGGAACAATCTCAGCCCAAGATCTCCCGCCATCTGGCGATGCTTCGGGAAAGTGGATTATTGCTGGATCGCAAGCAGGGGAAATGGGTTCATTACCGCTTATCCCCGCATATTCCTTCCTGGGCTGCTCAGATTATTGAGCAGGCCTGGTTAAGCCAACAGGACGACGTTCAGGCCATCGCCCGTAAGCTGGCTTCAGCCAACTGCTCTGGTAGCGGGAAGGCTGTCTGCATCTAA